GGTAGTGGCGCTATAACTTCAGACAAGTCACGAGCAGAAATATCTACCATGTTTGCAACGATTGGATTTTCAAATGGTCCGTCTGGGAACAAATCCGGAAATACATCGCGCATGCGACCCTGACGAACAAGAAGTACTTGTTCCATGCGGGTGTCGCGGTCAGAGTAAAACTGACGATAACGCTCGTAGTTGTCTTTAATTTCGTCTAGCGAGTATGACACACCCACCTCCTGTTCTAATAGATGTCGCTTAGTTGTACGGTGTATTGCTTAGATTTATCGTAAGGCGTGTGGAACATATTGATGCTGCTATGGCTGCGTGCAAAGGTTCTTGCATTAGCAACGCGGTCACGACATCCAAGTTCTGCAAACCAGAAAGCCATCACGGTATCTGTCTTTTGCGCTTTAGGCGCATCTGGATACCAAGTAACTAATTGTTCAATTAAAGTTTTAATACCTTCGTTGGCATGAGTTGATGGAAACTCAATAAGAGCATTGCCATCTTCCCAACCGTGAAATAAAGTCGTAAGGGATGCGACTCCGAAGTTCGTGTCCCATTTGTTTTGACCCGTATGATGTTCTCTAAGGAGCGCACCCCTTGACGAAAGGTATTCCCGTACCTCACGGTCCTGAGTCAACATTGTTTGAAAAGCATTTTTTTCAATACGCCACTCAGAAATCTTGTAGATGTCAGTCCACTCTTTAATCAAAGAACGGATTTCATCTGGCTTCATACCTGCCTTGTTTGATACATCTAGCAGGTAGCGTTTTTGTGTAGAAATATCTATGGCTAAACATACGGCTGCTGTATAGCCAGAGCCTGCAGGGTCAAGACCAGCAATCACAATAAGTCCATCCATGCCTTGCGGTCTTACGCCAGCCTTACCTTTAGGTATTCGCCCAAAGTTTCTAGCGCCGTTAATAACACCTTTAATGGCTTCGGCAGGAAATGCTGAATCTTCATGTACCTGCTGTTGTTGATAAACCATTGCCCACAGGTTTGGTGATAGACGGCTACGCTTCTTAAGAAGTGCGTGTCCATCCCACTTGCGGTACAGACCATTTTCATCTGGAACGCCCTTACCTGATACAGGTGGCATGTTGGTCTTAGCCCATAGAGTTACCCAGTTCTCTGGGTCCTCGTCAAATTCTAAAACGGCAGGTTGTGCGAAGTAAGTCCAAGGGGAAGTTTCATCTGGGTATCGCATAGGGTCGCGCAACTCGGAGTACAAGTCCTTTGGTCGCAAGCGGGTTCCTATGAGAAGCAGTTTGCCCCCATCCTCATCAATACGGGACATGACTTCAGACTGAATCCAGTCAATCTGCTTTTCGTACTCATGGGCGTTGGTGTTATCCACGCAGTCATCCATGATGATTAAGTCAGCACGCGCTCCGTAGATATGACCACGAATACCGATTGCCTGTACTGTAGGGTCCTTTTCACCAGAGTCACGAGCCTCTGAGGATAGGTAAATTAAGTCCTGCTTCCACGAATCAGAATTCTTCTCGAAACCACCTGGTGGTCCAAAGGTGAGTTGTAGGTCCTGATACTTAGGATGCGTTAGTCTGTTCTTGATGGAGAGCAGGAACTTCTGTGCCATAGCCTGTGTCTTGGACACAATCATTATTCTGATATTAGGGTTCTGGCAAATCCGATATACCGCATAGTTGACCGTAATGGTCGTGGACTTTGCGTGTTCAGGTGGCGTATTTACAATAAGTAAATCAGGCGCACCCTTTTCGTAGGTTATAGCAGGGTGAGTATCCGTAGGTTCTCTACCCTCTAATAAATCTATCCAATGGCGTTGGTGTTCAAATACCTGTACGCCTAGGTACTTCTCTGAGAATTCGGGGAAGGGTGGTACTTCCCCTCTGGCTGAGCCTATCTCGCCACGGGCGGTCATGGAACGCACTTTGTCCACAGCAGTGGCAAACTCAGGGTCTACCTTTCGGTAGTACTCATAGGTCTTGACACTTCGCCCAACGGCATCCATGGCTCGTTGGACAGAGTAGCCCTGCATTAAAAAATCTATAACTTGCTTTTTGATAGCATCACTTTTGACAGATTGCGCTGTCGTTCTTTTTCTTTCCATAGGTTCTCCTAAGACGGGCTATATGGAGTCTTAGGGCTAAACTCCTAACCGAAGGCGTAGTCCAAACGAAGCCGAAGGTTAGGGCTTCTACTAGGGCGACCCCTTAGGGTCGCAGTGTGTGTTCGGAGGCTCCGATAATTTCGCCTCCTCACTAATACTATAGGTGTCCAAAAGGTCCTTATCGGACACTTTTGGGCGTGTGATTTATGACACATTATGTAATAAATACTAAAAGTGCAGGTCAGAGCCACATTTATGGGGGGCGAGGACTAGCAAAGTTATGTATATAGAGATATACACACGCACGCTCCGCTATTTTAAAAACCCTGGGGTGCGATTTTTCATCGCACTGCTTCGTGTTGCACACTGTTTAAACGCTCACTGCTAGGCATTGCATGCACTCGCACACCACAAAGCAAGACTGGCGCGGATGAGGGCGCTTACTCTCACATCTAATCGCGCCCCCCCTGCACACATAGCCCGCGCCCTGCACAAGATAGTTGAAAGTTCAACCAATAAAGCGCAACGGTTGAACCAAAGGCTCATAAGTTACTCACTGGTAACATGCAAAAAAGTAAATAAAACACGAGAAAATCTCACTGTCGCAATATCATAACTATCTCAAAAGCAGTATAAATCAATGGTTTTCTTATGGTTACTGAGTAGTAACTTACGCAATCCCGTTCAAGCATGCTCAAGCGCTGAGGCTGAACCGTCTAAATCGGTATCGTTTAAACCCCTCAAAAGTCAGTGTTTTACGCTGGTTTTTGGCGGTTGTTGACTTTTGTTTAAACCCGCGATTAAACTTTGCCCTGAAGGGCAAGCCCGCCCCTCACTGACGGAAGGAACTCACGGTGAATCGTGAACAATGGTTAAAGACACTGGCAGACACTGCCGTGCCTCGAATATCCTCAAGCCTCGAATTATCAACCGAGGAATTGAGCCTCAAGTTATCTTGCGGTTTCCCTGCTCAAGCAGGAAAGCGCAACAAGGTCAGCGCCTCTTTGGTGCCTCCTACTGCATCAGATGATTTCAATGCTGAAATCTTTGTTACCCCTGAACTCTCAGAAAAGCGCAAGGTTGCTCAAGCGGTTTTGCCTCTACTGGTTGCCGTGGTGACTGGTGATTACAAGCAACGCCGAATCTATCGTGATGCCGTGCGCCGTCTAGGTTTAAACGCCTCAGAATTACCAGCATGGGCGCTATCTATCGCCGACAGCATGCCCGCTTATCCTCACGCCTCAATCACGCTTGAGGAATCTGCAAAACAATCCACCCGCCTAATTAAGGTTGAGTGTTTAAACACTGAGCATGATGCTTATATCGCTCGCCTTTCCCGCAAGGCGCTCGAATTCGGTACCCCTGTCTGCCCATGCGGTCAATCAATGAGAGTGAGCGCCTAGTCATGGAAACTTTTGGAATTGAATTAGAGGTTTCCAACCTCTCAATTTATGATGCTCAACGCGCAATCAATCAAGCAGGGTTGCGCTGGCAAGTTAAGGCTGACGGCACCCGCCATGTGTCGGCTGAGGCGGTTAGCCCAGTGCTAGACCGTGACCGTTTAAACGAGGCTAAGAAGGCTACCCGCGCACTGCTTGCCAGTGGCGCAACCGTCAACAAGCAGACAGGGCTACATGTCCATGTCGGCGCTGATGAGTACGGCGTGGAGGCTATCGCTCGCCTTGTGTGGAATTGGAACCTAGCCCATAACACTTTGGGCGCACTGGTTGCAAAGTCCCGTTTAAACAATCACTTTTGCCAGCCCGTGGCACTGTACAACCTCGATGCATGGGTTGAGCATGTACGCAATAACAACATCAGCAACGCTCAAGGCGGGCGCTATTACTCGCTGAATCTCAATTCCTACTCACGCCACAGCACCGTTGAATTCCGCCTACACCATGGCACCCTCAACGGTAGCAAGGTGAAGGCGTGGGCTGAATTTGTGAGCGCCATGGCTAACTATTCCCGCGACAACACCCTCCTCGTGACCAGTAATTGGCACCAGCCAGATGACCGTTTAAACAAGGTTGGCGAATTGCTTGATTTGCTGGTTGCGAATCAGAATCTACAAGCAGACACCGCCGAATATCTCAAGGGCAGAGCGGAGGAACTAAGCGCCCGCTAAGCGGGTAGCCCGCCCCTAGTGGGCAAGCGTGAGTGCAATCCTCACGGCGGGCGCTGGTGGTACCAAAGCGGTGTCACTGTTTAAACTGACGGAAGGAAAATCATGTACGAAAACTTAATGCCGTGGTGGTTGCAATGGATAGACGGGCGTGTGATTTTGTTGCTCGCCGTGACGATTTATTTCCTGAACAAAGCACGCACCAGTGGAGATAAGTAAATGAGCATGAGCAAAATTGAATTGACCGCATGGAAAACATACGGCAAGCGATACAACTCTGACGACAACTGTTTAAACTGCGGGGAAAACTTTTATGCACCCCACCAACCAACCTGTATCTGGTCTGATGATTGCGAGCGTTTAAACACTGTATTGTGTGGCGACTGCTTGCGCTCGGATTGCAAGGGTTGCCAATACTAAACTCAAGTGATACACTTAACAACTAACCTATAAGACTGGAGAAAAATCTATGTGTGGAATCGCTGGCTATTGCTTAGACCCTAAGCATGCTACAAAAGTAAGTACCTCTGACCTAGCAGGGCAGATGCTGTTAGACATTGAACACCGTGGTCAACATGCAACTGGCACTGCATACATCAACCGTTTAAACGGAAGGCGTGTCATCCGCAAGGCACCAACTTGTGCCTCTGATTTTGTGCGCCGTAGTGGTAAGCACCTATGTGACGGTGCGCAAACCGCTATCTTGCATACACGGTGGGCAACTCAAGGCTCACCCAAAAACAACAACAACAACCACCCAATTCCTCGCGGGCGTATCGTGTTGACACACAACGGACATGTCAGCAACGACACCGAACTGTTTAAACATCTCAAGGTGCCACGCCACGGACAAGTGGACAGCGAAGCGGTCACTGCACTAATCGCCTTCTCTCAAGCAAAACCGTGGGAGGTCTTGCCTATGATGCGCGGAACTGCTGCGCTCGCATGGATTGAGCAGGGTGACACACGCACCTTGCACCTTGCCCGTGTTAACTCCTCTCCCTTATGGATTGGTCAGACGAATCAAGGTTCGCTGGTCTATGGCTCAACTGAGGAAACCATTGACAACTCAGCGGTAATCATGGACTGTGAGTTAGATTGGAAATACTCAGCAAACGAGGGCGAATACTTCAAGGTGCGTGACGGCGCTATTATTGAGTACGAAACCTTCAAGCCAGTTAAATACACAGGCAACTGGAACTATCGTGATAGCCAGTGGGATAAGTACTGGGATAAGCAGGAGGAACTAGCCTTCTAACACAGCAGTAAAGACAAGCCCCCTGTTTAAACGCAGGGGGTTTTTCTTTTATGATTTACAAGTCATATTTTGTAGCCACAAATAATAACGCGGTGCGTTACTAATGTTTAAACACAACTGCATGTTTCTTCTGTACAAAATTCAGATGCAAATGTACAGAACATAAATGTTTAAACGCAAAATAATTTTTGGAAGATTGCATCTTCGGCAAATGTTTAAACAAAAAAATAGTTTAGAAATCTTTTGATAAATACTTGACTTTATATTTTACAAATGTAATTCTATGACAGTAGCAAACGCTACAAACCTAACGAAAGGAAACAAAGTGTTAGCAACAGACATCATAGCAATTACAATCGCGTTAGTGTCTGCGACTGGGTTGCTTATCCATAGCGCAAGAGTTAATGCACGACTAGAAAAAGAGAACAGATACCTACGCAACAAAGTCCGAGAGATGCGCAAGCAAATGGACACAATGGTGGAGCGCCCCTTCTAATGAGTGACAAACTAGAACCAACACCCACTCATGCACTGGCACAGAGCAGGGCAAAGACCACGCTTGTTAAGTTACACAAAGAGGAATACGAAACCCTATACCGCCAAGAGTGCGAGAAGTTAGGGCTAATTAACTATCCCTCAAGGGCGGAACGAATTGCCAAACTAAAATCAGAAATCCAAAGACTGGGAGGTAATGTTTAAACATGAAGTTTCAATGTGCAAATTGCAATCAAGAACTAGAGCAACTAATAGACGGAGATGAGTGGACTACTCCTGACGGCTCAATTTTCTGCGAAGTTACAGACGAAATACATTACAGGAAAGGTGTTTAAACATGACAACTACAACTTACGAAGGCTGGAAAAACTACGAAACTTGGAACTGCGCACTGTGGATTAACAACGATTACCCACTGTACATTAGCGCGACCTTGTTCATGAAAGATTACAAAGGTGCCAAGCCTTACCGTGATTGGGTGCGTGTGGCTGGACTAGAAAACCAAGCAACCAAAGACGGATGCAAATGGATTAGTGACAAGTTATCGTACTCAGAACTCAATGACATGATGGAGGGTTTAAACAATGGCTAAGCATCATCACTATGCAGTTTATTTTGACGGCAAAGAGTGGCACTTAGATGTGGACACAGAGGAATACGCCTTCCCAAATGGAACTGTCTATGACACTGAAACAAGAGAGTGGGACTACGCCTATCAAGGCAACGGTCAATGGGTGGAAGGCGAGGAGGATGCCATGCACCAACTACAAGAGATGCTCAACAAGATGAACCAAGAAAGGTTGAGTGTTTAAACATGGCATCATGTGGAGTTTGCGGCGGGAAAATTTCAAACACCTTGACACCGCACGGTGCTATCTGTGATGATGATGTCATGGCACCAACCATTAACGACATTAAAAAAATGATTGAGGAAAGTGAGGCAAATGATGCCTAGATATATGATTATCGAAGGAGATAATTATTATGCAATAGAGGCAGACAATTATGCTGATGCACTACAAATAGTTAACGACTGGGAAAACGAGGAGGCATAACAAATGAGTGAGGAACAAAAGCAAGTTAAAGGTGTAGTAATCCACCCTGATGGGACCCACACCGAGCAACTGTTTAAACAACTATCCGACTACCAGCAAGCGATTGATGGTTGGATTACTGCGGTCAGACTGTATGACTACAACGGTGAGGAGATTGCGTGCGCCTATGTGGATGATGAAGGGTTGCTAAAGAACCTACCTCTGAACCCTATGGCGAGCGCACTATCTTTCCTCTTTGGTAACACACCACACCTAGTGGGCAACGCCGTAATCGTGGGCGGTAATGACGGAGAAGGATATGACACAGACCTGCCCGACTTTATCCTCACACTGGTACGCAACATCAGTGCCAAGCAGGAGGCATAATGTTTAAACGAATAGTCGCTATCTTCCTCATTGTCACAGCAAGTGTGGCAATAGACGACAGGTTTTTTGATAAGTCACATGTACCTATCGCGCCACTGGCTGACAATGAACGCATCAGTGGCACGGTAGTAGCCTTCTATGAAAATGAATACCAACGCTACGCCGTGGACATGCTCACACAAATGGGCAAGTTAGAGCAATGGTCATGTCTGTACACACTATGGATGCGAGAGAGCAACTGGAACCCACGCTCACTCAACCGCAAGTCAGGTGCGTATGGCATAGCCCAGTTCATGCCAGTCACATGGAAGTTAGTAGGGTTTAAACGCACTGACAATGGGTTTGAACAGGTAGAAGCAGGGCTTGCCTACATCCAAAGAAAATATGGTGGCAATATCTGCAAGGCGTTGGGTAGTAATCTCTCACGCGGGTGGTATTAATGAACGAGTACGCACAACTGTTAGACGGACTACGCAAACATCTAATCACCAGTGGATTAACCTTCAACGCAGAGGTAGCCACTGACCCAATAATCACTAGACCAGTACGCGTTGAAGTATTGGTTGCCACAGTTATGGAGTATTTAAATGCGACAGGTTACGCCAACACAACCCGAATATCATAGGGTTGTAAGCAGGAAAGTTATGGCTGACGGTTTCGTGCAGTTCATACTTAAGTTCAACCCACGCAACTTTGAACGCGCTAAGTGTGCAGGGATAGACACGGAAGTTTTCTATCCAATGAAGGAGAAGTTCGACTTAGCAGAGGAGCGATACATAACAGACAGATTGTGTGCAGGATGCCCAGTCAAGGATGCTTGCTTGGAGTGGGGATTGGCACATGAACGCTACGGAATATGGGGTGGAACCACGCCTTTTCGTAGGCGTTCAATGCGTAAGGCACGCCGTTGGATGCTCAACGAAATCGCCTTGCCAAGTACCAAACGATAGTGTATACTTAGAGTAAGAAGCACCCGCACTCCTTTCGTCAGGTCTGTACTCCAGTCACAGAACGCGGGTGCTTCACTCTTTTAAGAAGCGGATTTATCTCCAGTAATAATACGGATAGCCCAGTCAAGTCCAGTGTTTAAACCTTTAGACCACTCATCCTTCTCAGTAATCTTTGAATACTCAATCTTGCTAACAAACTTTTGTATCTGCGCTTGCATCAACAAACGATGTCGCTCATAGAAATCATCTGTCATAGTTTAAACACATTGTGCATAAGCATGAATACTTCATCAGCCAAGTCGTCTAAAGTTCCATCGTTGTATAGCACGCGTTTAAACATGTGATTATCCATAGCACGCTCTGATACATGGTCATTGACTGCGCCGTGGTTATGTCTGTTTATACGCCACACTTCTCCACCCTGCGCTTCAATCATATTTGCTTCGTTGGGAAAGCGAACATCAGGTATGACGATACGCTCATCAGTCTTTATCTGATTAAACAAACGCCACACCCAAACATCTTGGTGGATTTGTTGGCGACCAACCTCAGTGCCAAGCACCTGCAATAGTCGGCGCACTTCATCCTTAGCCTTTGCAACTTCCCATCCATACATTTGTACTATCTCGTTTAAACGATAGCCGTCATGCAATATGGGGTTCAATGTAAGCAATGCTTCTCGTATGCCATCAGCGAACGCCATGCGTTTAAACCCATAGTTCAGTACGAGCAACTCAGCAACTGTATCTTTACCACTGCGGGCATAACCTGATAAACCAATAATCACTCTTGCTCCTCCTGATTTCTAATCTCTGCTCTTGCTTCTGCATTACTACGAACACGCCTACGACCACGCCATGCTGGTGCTTCGCCACCCAACCTGTCTTGCAACTTAGTTAGCGCACGCTTGACACGCTTACGCATTGCCTCCTCGGTAGTTCCGTAGGACTCAGCGAGCGCACCAAACTCCATACCACCATCGGCATAGCGCATACGAAGCAAGTCCTGGTCTGCTTTGTTTAAACGGTCTAGCCCTGCTGATACATCTGACAGCAACGCCACACGATTGCCACCTTCTGAAGGCTTGGCACTACGGCTAATGTATTCACTGCTCATGTCAGGTGTATCTGTCCACCCTTGATGAGTCCACACATCACGCAGTAGTTCATGCAACACCTCATGGGTGTAGTAAAAACTATCGTTCATTGGCGAACGCGACAGGTGTGAACGCTCTTTAGCCACATACTTTTGTGCTTCATTGTAGAAAGTTTTGCGCAGTTTAAACTTCAGACTTTCTTCTGCTGTCCACTGCTCTATCTTGTGCCAGTGTTCTAACGCCCACAAAGACAGGTGCTGGTACACATCATCAGTGGTTACGATGCCACGATGCATACGATTAGCACGGGTTGCAACTTGACGGGCTACCCCGTAAATAGTTTCCCAAACTTTATCTTGGCTATCCATTGTCGCTCTCTACTATCAACTCAATAGGTACTCGCCAACCCCCAATAGAGGCATCGGCAAACTCATCAGTCATATAATCATCTGCTTTAAACGAGCCAAAGATTTCAACGATAGAGAAGTATTCCTCATCCAAAACTTTGACACCGAATATAGTTCTACCTGCATCCTTTTTCCAGAAAGGAATTGCATTTTGTGTACGGATAGTGCGTATCTCAAACTCACCCACATCAGGGATATTCTTGCGCCGTGTGTGCAGTTCATTGGGATACCACGGCACAGACCACGAGAGGTTGTACTCTTTAGCAACTGCCCACTCAGCAACATTGGCTCTGATGTTGGCGTTAATCTCAGGTTCTAACTTGCCAAACTTTTTACCTGCTGCGTAGTTCGGGCGGTCAACGGAACCAAACTTGGTTAGCCAACGCTCAACTGCCAACAAGGTACAGACTCTTACTTCACTCTGGTCTAGTTTAACAATCACTTGTTTAAACACCCACTCGCTTTCGTAATCCCTCTGCTCCTTCGGCAAGGAACACATCGTTAACATCGCAGTTGTCAGGCATGAACACGGGGAATACATTGTCCAATTCTCTTGAGATAGTCTTAGCCATCTCTTTACCTGCGTTGTCACCATCACAAAACAACATAATCTTTTCCCAGTCAGCAAGGACACGGGAGTAAAACGGCTTCCAGTTGTTGGCTCCAGGGAGTCCAACGGCAGCGAACCCAACCTGTGTTGCAATCATTGTGTCCAGTTCACCTTCACAAATCACGAGCATGTCAGCATCTATATCCAACGCTCGCACATTGAAAATGTGTGTGCTTGCTCCTGGTCTGGAAAGATACTTCGGACCGCTATCATTGTTTAAACTACGGAAACGAATATCCACTACTCCAGAGGGAGTGAGATACGGGATAGCCAACTTACCAATGTAAGGTTCATGCCCTGCTTCAGGACTCGCCACGAAGCCGAGGCGGAACATACGCGCCGTTTCCTCTGTTATACCGCGACCCATCAGATATGGCAGTGCTTCGCTTAGGCTTCCTTCGTAGTTCTCCGTTGCTTTCGCCAGTAATTCTCTCTGCGATTTTGAGAGCCTCGCCATAGGTAACTCCTTCTCGTTTCATAATTAGTGAATACACATCGCCTGCCATATCGCAAGCAAAACATCTAAAGCCACCGTTGTCTATGTTTAAACGAGCAGACTTTACATGGTCATTATGGAAGGCACAACGCACTGATTGCCACCCGCCACGATTACTAGAGATAACAAATCCATAGTGTTCAAGTACTTTAACGATGTCATGCTTAGAGGTTGGGGAGGACATCACTGAGTTTCTGAACGACATACGCTTCACCAACTCCCTTGTTGCTTGCCTTGATAATTACCAATGGCGTAGGTGCAACGGCTAGTCGCTTAGCAATCTTGTAGTTCTCTGCCTCAATCTCTGCTTCCTTTATCCAACCACTTAGGTCAATACGACCATCACGGCGGGGAGCCTTTGCTTCTACTACATAGGCACCATTAACTCCTGGAACATAAACATCGCCAATGTCATTACGACCAGCACGAGGCAAACGCTGTGCGTTTAAACCTTGCTCCATAAACCAATCGGTTAGGTCAATCTCCCACGCTGCGCCTCTACGCTTGTTCGCTTGCTGCTGACTCACGCTCTCTCCTTTCCGCTGCTTCAACCGCAGCCCAGTACAGGTTGTAATACGCCTCATCAAATGCAAATCGTTTCATGTGCTTAGCAATCACACCAGTGTGGGCATGTACAGGTATACCCGCTGCTCTTACCTTGCGGAAGAAAGCAATGTCCTCACCAATAAACTTATCGCCTCGCTCGTTGTTTTCACCAAACCAAAAATCATCTGGAAACTTCTCGTTTAAACCAGTCAGTACGCTCTTGTGCATCAGCACTAAACCCATGCCTGCACTATCAACCTTTACTATTTGGTTCTTAGGTAGTGGATGTAGATATTTAATCTCATACTCATTGCCAGTTTCATTAAAGACACATGGCATAGGTTGCATCAGTGAACCTTCCATCTGCTTGCTAATGAAGTAGACACCACTGACCACAGGGCGAGCCACTTTGTCAGCGGCATCCCATAGGCTCTTGAGCATCTGTTGAGTAAGCACAATGTCAGAATCAACCCATAACGCCCAGTCAGTTCCAACCTTCTGCCACATCTCTATGGCTGCTTGGCGTTGGCGTGCAATCTGATTACCCTGTACGCGGATAGCGTTGTTCACTGGCACACCAATGGATGGTGCATGGATGATTGTGTAAACTAAACCCTCAGTAAACTTGCCATCGGTATCGCCGTTATCGCACCAAACGATTGATAATGTTTCCTTGCTGCTATGCGCCATACTGTTTAAACCTCGCATCTGATTTGTCCAGGATTGTCATTGCATGTTCGGCTAAGTCTTTGTATGACTCCGCCATAATGATTAGTTTTTCTGCGACTTCTTGCACACAGTCGGGTCCGTGTTCCTCTCGGAGATGTCCAGCAAGTTGCGCCACATAGTCAGCAAACTGGAGTGACTCAAACCATGCGGCAG